GGGTATAGTTGCCATTTTTTTATTTTTTAAATAATTCTATTAAATCGTTTACGTAATCATTTGCTAAATCAGTACCATATACTACAGTAAATGAATCTGGATTTTTTCTGTAATAATCCATGGTTTCATGTTTTGCTTGTTGTAATAATGGTAATAACTCATTTAACTTTCTTTCTAATTCATCAAAACCTAAAATACGGCCTGTAATGAATTTTTTTTTATCTACATCAGTAATGTTTAAACCATCTAAATATGATTCAACATCTGTATTTGCTTCGTTTAAAGATTCAGCTGGTAATCCTTTAGCTGCTTTCTCAGCACCTGCTTTACCAACTATTTTATATTTAAACTTTTTAACATACATGTTATTATCAACACCTTCAGGACCTGCTGATGGACCAGGACCAAATGTTGCTCCAGGACCTTCTGCTACTTTTTTATATCCAGCTTGTGTATAAGCTCCATAAGTAGATTTTCTAGGAGATGGGCCTGTATGGTTTTCACCTTCACCACCTGATGTGAAAAATGAATTAGAAGCTATTGTTGATTCTTCATTTAATGTTTTTGCTAAATCTTCAGCAATACTTTTAAATGATTCATATTCTGCAGGGTAGTTAGTTCTTAAATGAGAACGAAACTCATTAAAGTCATTAGCTACTTTTTTTGATATTTCTCTAAATTTAGGATCATCACTTTTATCAACAGATAATTTTTTAATATAATCTCTTAATTGTGCAAATTTTTTAAATGTTGTATCAAAAGCAGGAACAGGAGTGATAGACCACGTGATGGCCCCACTTTCAGGATCAATATCAGTAACGGTTGATTTACTTCCATCGCGTACTTCTACATCTCCTATTTCAAGTTCCTTTAATTTATACTTTAGTTTAGCCATTTGCTTTTGAAAGTTCTTCTAAAAGTTCGTAGTATTGTAATAAATTAACTAAATCATCATTACCTACTTTAGATACTTTGCCTAAAGGTAATAACATATTGTTAACTTCATTTAATTTAATCTTAACAACTTTATCAGTAACTTTTTTAGCTAATGTATTTAACTCACTTTTAATTTCTGTAATTTTATTATTATAAAATTCTTTTAATTTAGGAGTTGAATCAACTGAATTAATGAATTCTTTTAATACTGATTTTTGGTTATCGTTTAATGAAGCATATTTACCATTAAATTTTTCCAATAATACTCTATATGTTAAAATACGTAAATCTTTATCGTATGATTGAAATTCAATCATTAAATCATCTTCTACCTTTTGTTTATTAACAGCACGTGTTGTTAAACTTTCTAAAATAGCAATTTTATTATTGATAATTTGATCAGGATTAGATAAATTTTCGCTGTTGTATATTTCTAATAAAGTATATAATGCAGCGTGTACTTTATAACTTGGTAATTTAGTAGCAAAAAATTCATCTAAAACATAATGCTTAGAAATTTCTTGAATTATATTATATTTTTGTCTTTTTAAAGCTCCTCTATTAAGGTTTTTAGACGATTCAATAACGGAATTAATTACAACTTCGGCCTTGCCTTCAGTTAAATTTTTGTGTTTAGATAAAGTTTCATACAATTTGTATTCTTTACCTAATTCCGTTCGTACAAAGTATTTTTTTAGAATGTGGGTTGCCTTTGAATCATTACCTGACAGAGTGTCAGCGGTAATTTGTCTTACCAACAATTCAAACAGGATTCCTGTATTCTTATACTTAGAATGTTTAATGTTCATTCTTGAGGTTTTGTTATAAATATATAAAAATTTTTATTCTCTGATTTGTTTTTCGTCTAATAGTGATTCTTCAGGTTTAGAATTTTCAAGTGATACTTTTTTAACTAAACCTTCAATTAAAGATTTATTTTTAAGATATACTTGTTTTGCCTCTAAAGCTAACGGTGAACCACCTTTATACTGTGGACGAATTGAATCGGATTCGTTGTCGTCATTTTTCATACCTTTAGCGCCTAATCTGTCTTTTCCAAAATTATCATCTTGAGTATTACGATCTGTTGGATTTTCTTTAGGACGACCTAATTCTAAATCACTACCATATCCTACAGGTACATTATCAGGTTCACTATACATTCTACCTTTACCGTATAATGATGCTAAATCGTGTGGAGTACCATATGATTTACCTGTTACTTTAGGATCATTACCTTCTTCCATTAATTGATTATAGCGGAATGCACGTTTTTGATCTTCAGCTAATAAGTTTCTATATTCATCATATTGATCTTGACTAAAATGGAATACATTATCATAAATCCAATCTGTAGGTAATAATTTAGCTTCCATAATCTTTTGAGCTAAATCAACCTTTTGAGTTAACAATGCAATTTTTTCCTGGTCATAAATGATTGAGGGAGTTGTTAAATCTAACTCAAAGTTAGTTAATTCTTCACCTGTATAGCCTTGAGAATATAAATGTACTAAAGCAATTTTATATAATTCAGATAATGTAATACGTTGAATACGATCAATTGTACGAGCAAATCTAATGTCTTCAGCTGCTAATGTTGCTTTACCACTTAAATCCTTATCATAACCCATAAAGGCTTTAGGCACTTTAAGAGCAGCAAATAATTTATCACGTAAATAAGTAACATCTTGAATACCATCATATTGTAAACCAGGAGCTGTTTCAATTTTAGTTGTAGTATCATTACCACGAATTGGAATGTAAAAATCTTCCAATAAGTTTTGCATGTTATATTTTAAATTATACTCACCTGTTTGGTTATCCATTAATGGAGTACGTTTCATTGTAGAAATTGTTTTCTGCATGAAATTTTCTACTTCATTTGGAGGAATAGAACCAACGTTAATATAAAATATACGTCTATCAGGACTACGAGAAATTCTATGAATTAACATAGCATCTTCCATCAACACATATTGTTTAAATATACGACGAGCTGGTTCCAAATATGAACGGCCATAAGGTAAATAGTTAACATCTGTTAACAATCTAAAGTGAGCCATTTCATAATTATCAAAATAAATACCGGGTTGGTTTTCATTAAATTGTCCTAAAGTAGGAGCACCGTAATAACCTGAACCACCTGCATAAATACCTTCAGGTGAATATCTAAATCTTACTGAATTTGGATGTTCAGGATCATAATTTTCTTGTCTTTCAATATGATATGCTGTATAAGGAATAACATTATAAACACCATATTTTTCAGCAATTTCTAATTTGAGGAAAAAGTCACCATACTTACACATTTGGCGAATCCAAGACCATAAATTAAATTCAATATTTAATACATCATAAAACAAGTTATACAATACTTGTTGAATATCTTCGTTATTTGATCTAATTTGTAATACCTCACCTAAATCATTTTTTAATGTAGATTCATCTGAGATAATATCAAGGGCAGAAGCAACAATAGCATCATAATCCATATTATCATAGTCTGAATAGACCATGGTACGTAAGTATTGCCAATTTACACCAATTTGAGAACCTAATAATGAGGTAGAGGCAGGTGAGTATAAACGATTATACCTATCCATTAATGAATTAGTAGCAATATCTCCTGAACGTTGAATTGAATCAACATCCATTACTTTTAATTCGTTGCCACCCTGATTACGGATGATTACATCTGTTGAAAACAGGCGTTGTAATCGGGTAAATAAACTTTTGTCAGCCATTTTTTATTTTTATTATATACTATAAATATTTACAAAATCCAACTAATGTCCTCCATTCCCTTATCTGTTTGAAGGGTGTATGGGTTTTGGATTTGATTTGGATTATAAGCACCAATATATGTACTTTTACTCATATTACCAAGCGTAGCTCGAGTCATATCATGAGCTTGTTGTTGAAATTTTAAAGATGTGTCTCTTAAATACATAGCAATACCAAAGGGCATTACTAAATCATCATTATAACCGGTTTGAGCTTCTGGTCTACCGTTTTTCCATACAAATACTTTCATTTCTTCTAACAATCGTTTTGAACGAATTGTTACTGAACGATCGCCAACGAATTCGCGGAATTTATTAACAATTAACGGTCTAGTACGCATTGACATTGTGAAACCAGGTGTCATATCGGATGAACCTTCATATGTCTTTAAATACGACTCTGCTGTGAGTTGATCTGATTTTGGTGATTGATACAAATTGCGATAACCTCTTTCGATTACAGCATCAATAGTTGCCCATCCAATAGAGGCATTTTCAACTACTAATAATGCTTGGTTATATTCTGTAGCAACACCTACTAGAAAATATCCAAATTCTTTAGTAGGTAATTGTCCTCTATATTCGGCAACTTGTACATTAGTAGCAATGTCAATAACATGACACGTTGAAAAATCTTTACCATCCCCTCTAGCTACGTCAGCTACTACCATATAATCTCTTGTATAGTCTGCTGGTTCCCATACCCAGAAGTTTTGGTCAGCGCCTCTTCTTTCAAGAGGTTCTTGTATTGTTGTTTCTTTAATAAAATCTAACCATTCAGGATAGAATACGACATCGCCTGATGTACTAAAATCGCAATCACATTCCTGTGATGCTAATCTAGGATCACCAAGTAATTCATCTTGTCTTTTTCTCCAATCCTCGTTTCGTTCAGGATGAACATACCAAGGTAATTTAATAGGTAAAAAATCATTATCTTGTGATTCTGCTGAAACCCATGTTTTATGGAACCAATTACCTGTACCATAAGGTGTAGATAATACAATTGCACCACCACCAGTTGCTAATGTTTGTTGAGCTGAAGCCCAAATTTCACCAATATTTTCAATAAAAGCAGCCTCATCGACAATTAGCAAAGATACTGCTTCTGAACGACCTGCATCACTTGATGCTGAAGTTGCTTTAATTTGAGAACCGTTATTTAATCGTAATGTTAATTTGTTATGTTCGTCTGCTGGTATTTTAAGCCATGAAGGCAGGTTATCAAACATGAATTTAACTTTCGTTACCATGTTTTTAGCTGTTTCTTGCTTAGTTGCAATACACAACACGTTTTTATCCTTTTGGAATAACATTAACCATAAAGAATAACCTGCGGCTAATGTTGATATACCTAACTGACGTGATTTTAATACAATTGAATATGGGTGATCTTTCCACAGATTTAATACTTTATCTTGGAATGGATACAAATTGAATATTACTCGACCTCTTTGTGGGTGCTGAATATTACAATATTTTTTCATAAAATGTGCAGGATCTTGAGCACATTTAAGATATTCGGATCTTATTATTTCTTTTAAGTCTTGGCTCATAATAATATTAGAATAAAAGCAACAGTATTTAAACCTGTAACAATCCAAGCAATTTTTGTTCTTGCTTTTTGTTGTTTAATCTGTTCATCTTTTAATTCTATAATTCCATCTTTTTTGTTTACAATGGAATTGTAATTTTCTTCGTTTTTCTTATATAATGAAATAGAAGAATCTTGAGTTTTTATAACAGAATCTTGACTAACAACTACATTGGTTAAAATATTAACAGAGTCACGAGTAACTCCAATTTGGTTTTTTAAGAAATCACGTTCGTTTTTTACAATTAATGCCTTTTTTAGTGCTTTACAAGGCACACAACACATACTATCAATTGAAAGCGTTTGTGAACTCGCTAACAACGGAAGCATTATTAAGGTTAGTAATACGATTATGTTCTTCATTATATTTGTTTTTATATAAATCGGCTTTAGCTTTTAAACCCGATAATTTTTCTTTATCTTTTGCTACTTTTATTTTATATAAAGTAGCTACTGAATCTAATTTAGCAATTTTTACATTATTAGAATCAACGTGTGCTTGTAAAGAATCAATCTGATGGTTTAATGCTTTGATTTTATTTTCAGCATCTATACCACCAGCAAATCCTAAGTGTTTAACAATAACAATAGTTAATACTATTGCTAGAATATAACCTAATAAATTAATGTAAGTATTCATTAATTTTCTTCTTCGTCGTCAATTGAAGGATTAATCATAGCTTCAATTTCTTTCTTAAGTTTAGTTAAGTTTTTTAATTGATCTACGTATTTATTTTTTTCACTACCTTCAGCTGATTTGTATTTATTTACAACAGATTTCATTTGTTTAACTACTTCACTATATTTAGATTGTAGTTTTGCAATTGAAGCATTTGCTGCAATATCTGATGCTGTTGGTTCTGCATCTTCCATGTCTTCTTCTTTTAACTCAATATCAACTCCTTGAGCTGTAAGTTTTTTAATATCTGCTGGATTAGATGCTTTAGGCATTATTACAGTACCACGAGTTTTATCAATATCTACTTCTGTTAACTCAGATACAATCATTTCTTTGATATAAGATTTAAATTCAGATTTTTTCATTATAAAGATTTTGTTATAAATATTATAAAGAAAGTGCCTGTTTCACAGATTTAATACGTTTTTCTGTGCTTCCTTCAATAACTGTAATGTTTTTAATTTTATGTGAATATTTTGATAATAATAAATTTATAGTATCATCGATTAATTCACGATATTTCATATCTGTTTCACGAACACCATTATCTTCTATTTCAACTCCATTAGGAGATACATAAAATATATGATCATATTCATAAATTAAATGTGATGCAAACTCACAAAAATCATCAGCTTCTACATAATTAATAGATTTAGCTGATTTTGAAAATGCCATGACATCAATAACAGTACGATCTGTAATTATATTATCACATAATAATTCACTTGCTCTTTCAGCTAAAAATATTGATTGTCCTTTAATTGTTGAATCTGTATTCAATGGAATACCCATCTCCATTAGATATTTAGAACGCTCTGTTCTAAAATTATAATCTTTAAATTCAGGTAATTCTTTCAACGCATTAACAAGCGTTGTTTTACCTACTGACATTGTTCCACAAAAGCCTATTTTCATATTAAAATCTATTTGTATTTCCTTTATTTGATGCTTGTTTGTAAAATGGTAATCCTTCACGTTCTCTCCTTGCTTCTTTCCATTGTTCTTCAGTAAACTGAATTCCATTTAAATGATATTCACGTTTACGATTATCACCTTGTGGAAGGTACGCTGGACCATCCCAATTATGTAATTTATTATCAAATACATAAGCAATAGTACCATCTGCTTTAGTTAATTTTTTAGCAGCTTCATATTTTTTGTTTGTTTTTTCTTCCATATTATTTTTTAGTCAAATAAATCTCCTTGATGATTATCCCATTCACAAATATACGTACTATTATCTGTATTTCCAAATTTATCTAAAAATGCTTCAGCAACATATATACCATGTGCTCCTGAAACTGTAATACCACGAGCTGATAAAGCATCTCCTACAAAGTGGATTTTAGAATATTCATTTAATGATAAATCCTTATAATTTACTAATGGTTCAGGGGACAAATATTTTACCTCAGGAATATAAATACCCCAATCATCTTCCAATGTTGGAAATACTTTTTTCATATCACCAATAAAATCAACAATATATTCAAAATATCCTTCAAACGCATTCATTACTTCTACTAATCCTAACCAACTAATTTGAGTTGCACTTACACCATTACCTTCAGATGTTGTTGATACTGTTCTAGATGGTGAATAATATAATCCCGTTCCATTTGATTGTACTTTAGAAACTACTCTTCTTGACCATTCAAATGGATCTTTAATACCATTTAATTCCATAATAATACCAAAATTAGTCATTCCATTTAGATATTTAGGATCTTTTTTAGCATGACCATTGTAAGTAACATCACCGTATGTTTCCTCTACAGCAACAAAAGCAGCATTATTATTTGTACAAAACGAACGTAATGAAACCCCTTTATCATCAAACTTACGATATAATTTAAAATCATAACTAATATCAATTAGTTTTTGAAAATGTTCTTGTGGTGCTTCGAATCGAACTCCAATTTGTACTGATTTAGGTTCTGTTTCTAAGTGATATTCATCTTGGATTTGTTGAGCAAAATCAATACCTGATTTTCCTACTCCAAAAATTAATTTATCATAATCAAGAGCGTATTGTCCTTCTTTACCTTTAAGTGTGTGATAGATTAGATTTGATTCAAAATCAACTTTAAATACTTTTTCTTCCCAAACAAATTTTACATTTTTAGATACTAAATAATCATACCAATTTTTAGCAATTTCGGATAGATAATCTGTACCTACGTGCCATACGGGAAATAAACGTAAACCGAAATATGGTTTAATAAAATCAGGTTCAGCAATTGGGTTTGAACATTGTACTTCCTCTGGTTTAGGATGGAAACGTTTAAAGTTAGTAATAACTTGATCCATTAATTCCATTGCTTTTTCCTCACCTGTATATTTAGCTAATTGACCACCAATAGCTGTATGATATGTTAATTTACCATCACTCCATCCACCTGCTCCTAACATTCCTGTCATTACCTCTTCAGGTAAGCGGTTGTATGGATCTTTACCCATATCAATAATGGTAATTAAACTACCATCATATCCGTTGTCTACTAATTTTGTAGCTGCGTTTATTCCAGCCACACCTGCTCCAACAATTACAATTTTCTTACTCATTTTAGGTTTGCTTAATGGTTTAATATACGTCATATTTTTGAATTTTCTA